CTTCTGGCCTTCGACCAGGTACGCGCGGCTGGCGAGGTTGCCGGCCATTGCGTTGTAGTCACGCGAACCGAACACCGAATAACGGCCGTCGTAGTCGATGCCGCTTTCGTTCATCAGCGAATCAGCCTGCGCCAGATCGTCAAAGCCGGTTGCGGCGACGGTACGCTTCACGACGAGCGAGCCGAGGGTCGACACAGCGTTCACGACGTCGACGTTGATGTCCGACGCGATCTTTTGCTTGGCAGCGGCGCCGAGGCGGTTCTCTTGCAGCGCGTCGCGCAGTTCGGTTGCGTCCATCAGCCACGGCGAGCTGCGGATCGTGTCGATCGCGGCCGGGATCGTGAGCTGCGTCTTGCCGACGAAGTTGGCGGTCTGGTCGAGACCCGAGAACGAACGCGCGATGTAGGGCATCGGACGGCGGATGACGTCGCCTTGGCGAGCCATTGCGGTCTGATCGTTGTTGAACACGGTAACGGCTTTCGACATGACCAGTTGGTCATTGAAGCCTTCGAGCAGGTTTTCGAACGCAATGCGTTCTTCTTTCGAGAACGCGTTCGCGGTCGAAAGGAAGGGAGCGACGGGCGGTTGAGCCATGATGTGTAATCCTAAATAAAACAACGAAAAAGAATGGCGGGATCGCCACAAGATTTCGCATCCAGCTAGGACTAACGCTCAAGGCGCCGATGGGGCTGAGATACGTTGAGACTTGCCTATCTCGCCTGCGCGGAATGTCTCACGCAGGCGAAATTTAGCTTTTGTGCATCTTACTACTTTGCGTAATATGAAGCAACTACTGGATCATTTCTGCGCCATCTGACGCTTGTATGCGGCGACTTTCGAGTAGTCGCCAGTGCGCGCCGCTTCCTCGCGCAGTTTGTCGAGTTGCGAGCTGGAAGCGTTGAAGCCAGTGCCCCGCTCTGCCGTAACGCGCGCTTCCGGCGCCGGCCGGGTGGTTTTCTTCGTAGCCAAGCTGATCTCCAATTTGGCGATTGCAACGGTGAACTTGACCGGGTCGGCGATCTTCGAGAGTTCGATCAACCGCGCGGGGGATTTCGACAGCGCGTAGACGAGCACAGCAGGATCGTCGGCGCCGCGCATGAGCAGGCCAGCTTGCGTCTGATTCAGGATCGAACCGACTTCGGACTCGGCTTCCTCGAAGTCGTCGACGCCGAGCGATTCCTTGCGCTTGGCATACGACTTCTTGAAGTTCTCGACATCTTCCTGTTCCTTGCGGATCGCTTCGAGCTTGGCGCGATCGGCCGCGTCTAGCTTGGCCTTCTGCTCCATCCATGCGTCATACGCTTCCGAGAACCGCGTTTCGTCGTAGTCGTACTGGTCGAGCGTCGGCTTCGAGACGATGGCGTTCGCTTCCTGCTTCGGCAGCTTCGAGCGGATTTCTTCGAGTTCGCGCTGGAGTTCGCGCTTCTCGCGCATGATCTCTTTGTGGCTCTTGCGCAACTCGGAAACCCACTTAGGCGCCGGCTGGCCTTTCAGCGACGGGGATTCGCCTTCGGGTTGCTCGGCGCCTTCAGCGGGTTCTCGGCCTTCGGACTCCTGATCGTCATCGTCGAACAAAGTCGGCGCGACGATTTCTTCAGGCTGTTCCTGCTCGATTTCGGTTTGCTGCGTGTCTAGTTCTTGATCCATGCACTCACCTCTTGGTGGAAAAATACGATTCGCCGAGTATACAACCAAAGTTAGTTGTACTGCACATGTGTATCGCATACAATGGATGCACATGTGCAGCAGATAGGGTTAATAATGGTTGATGAAAAAATGACGCGGACCGTGATTTTCCTGCCCCCCTCAATGCTTGAGCAGTTGCACGCAATGGCAAAGACGAAGGATGTGTCGCTGGCTTCGCTTATCCGCTGGTCGCTTTCTGAGTCGATCGAAAAGGTGTCGGAGCGTCAGGCGGCAATGGACGCCTTCACGCGTAAAGGGCGCCTTCAGACAAGGGCGCAGACTGCGGTTATCAAGGCGACAAAGGAAAGGACGCTGATACGCCCTGATTCCTGCTCTGAGTGCGGCGTGACGTCGGCAAATATCCACGGCCACCATGACGATTACCGCGAGCCTTTGAGGGTGCGCTGGCTTTGCCCGAAGTGCCACCGCGGCTGGCATCTTTTGAACGAACCTCTTTACTGACGAGGCAAGCGATGAAACGAACATCGATTTTTTTCCCGGGCCCGCTTATGTTCCTTCTTCGGGAGAGAGCGGAGAAGATGGATCTTCCGATCGCGGATATCATTCGAAGGGCGATTCACAAGTTTCTCGACGAAGAGGAATCGAAGGAAAAGGAGGCTCAAAAATGACCTACGTAATGATCGCGCTGTTCTCGCTCGCCCTGCTCCGTGTGCTCTACCTGATCCGCCACTCAGTCATGGACGGAATCGGCCATGTGATCCTGTTCCCGTTCACGCTGGCCGATGACATCCGGCGCAATGGCCGCGACGTGCTCAAAGCGGCGTTCTGGTGGTTGGTCGCTATCGTTGCAATCGCATCCCTCACCCTACTTTTCTGATATGACAGTCGCCGAATTGATATCCGAGTTGCAGAAGATGCCGCAGGACGCCACAGCATTCGGTGGTGATTACTACGGTGGAGAAATAACGAAAGTTGTTTACGATCCAGACAACAACGAGGTAGACCTGTACTGATGCGCAATTTTCACGTCATTAAAGACGGCATGGACGTCAGCGCCCTGTCGCTCGCTATCTCGATGGACCCTGAACTGTGGACGGCTGATACCTTCCTGCGCAACTATCCGCAGGGACCGTTCGGCGATACCGACACGATCATGCTGCGCTTCCCGGAGATACAGACCGGCATGAGCGAGGAAGAGATCGAGTTGTACAAGCAGAACAAGCTGCCGGGATACGATCAGCACGAGTCGATCGCCTATCCGGCGTGGTCAAAGCTGACGCAGGCGCATCCGTTCGTGTTCGATCTGGCGCGCTTCACGCAGGCAACGCGCATTGGCCGCGTGATGATCAATCGCGTCAGACCGGGCGGCAGGATCTATGCTCACGTCGACACGCCGGCGCACACGGCTTATTGGAAGCGCTTCCATCTGGTGATTCAAGGCCAGCCGGGCGCCATCATCACGAGCGGCGACGAGACGTTGCAGATGCTCACCGGCCGGCTGTTTCACTTCCGCAACGATCTGATGCACGAGGTACGCAACGAGTCGTCTATCGATCGGCTTTCGATGGTCATTGACCTGCGCGTCTAGACCTTGGCCCAGTGGTTTACAGTCGGAATAATCCGCACTGACTGAGCCAGATTCGCCTTCTTTATCCGCTGCTCGGCGACGTTCTTGAAGTGCGACATCGCAATGCAGGTATAGCGGAAGCTGTCGGCAGCGTGCGAATGCTCGTCATGCTGCGGATGCCCCGCCTTGTTGCGCGAGTAGCGGCGCAGGTGCTCCAGCAGCAGATCGCATTCGTCAGAGATAAACGCGTTCTTCAGTGCCGCGCGCGCCTGCTGGATGCCAGTCTCAACCGGCAGCGATGGAACGATTTGCACCTGCCAGCCGTACGAGCGCATCAGCGCTTCCGACGACATGCCGGTGTGCAGAGAGCGCGCCCGGCCGTCGTGAGGCAGCCAGACGGTTGCATGACCCCATCCATTCTGTTGCAGCCAGTCGCTGTAATCCTTCAGCGAGAGCCCATGATCTTCATGGAACGCCAGCACACGAAGCCCGCTGATGTCAGCCTGTGCGATCGTGATTGACGTAAGGTCAGCGACGCCCAAGTCGAAAATGGCGTGCGTTGTCAGCGCCGGATCTTCGGCTATCGGCCGGATGCGGTTGCCAACTGACAGCGCATGCATTTCCTTGCGGTAGATGGCGCCATCTGTTGCCGCCATCGGCACGCCTTCCCATATGTGCTCGTAGCGGTCGGGATCGTCAGCCTTCGAGCGCAGGCGTTCAGCTTCGAGCGCGACATTCCAGAACGGATTGCGGTCCCAGTTCACCTGGATGACGCGCGCATTGGCGGGCGGCTTCGCAATGAATGTCGTATAGACCGGATCGGTATCCATTTCCGGGTTCATCGACATCCATATCTCAGACGTCTCTTTTCGGATCGTCGGCAGCAGCAGATCAAGCGAGCGCTGCGACAGCGCCTGCGCTTCCTCGCACCAGACAATATCGATGTTATCCAGCGACTTGATGGAATCGGCGGTAACGTCCGAGAGCCCACGGAAAATGAACTTGCTGCCGTTCGCCGCGGTGATCTCGGTATTCTTGATCGTGAAGAACGACGATAGGCCGGCCGCCACGATACGCGACTCGATCATTGATTTAACCGACTCGTTGATCGACTGCTGAATCTCGCGACAGCACAGAATACGGATCGGCTCGGATGCCGCCCGAATCACGGCAGACGTGCCGAACGCCATCGACTTGCCCGAGCCGCGCCCACCGTGAAAAATGGTGTAACGCGGGCCGGGAGTCAGCAGGCATTCGGCCCATTCAGGAAGCGAGATTTCGCTCAATGGCCCACCGCAGGACGGTTAGAGACGTGAACCGGCGCCTGTGCCGCTGCCGGCGCATTTCCAGCGGTCAGCGCCTGCGCAGTCGGGTCGACCTGTTGCGTACCGTGCAGAGCGTTCACGCCTGGCGACGGCGCCGCTACGCCCGTCGAGATCGCCTGATTGACCTTGCCATCCATCGGGCTTTGCGGCTGGTCCTGATTGACGGCGCCGGCCTGCTGGTTGACGCGATCTTGGATGCCTTGCAGCATTGCCATGATCGTGGAAAGCTGGCTCGCGTTCGTGTTGGAGATCGATTCCGCTGCCTTCGCCTGGTTGAGTTCGGCGGTCGACAGCGCCTGCACAGCCGACGCTTCGCTTTGCGTGGCGCTCGCTGCGTCCTTGCGCGCCTGAGCCAGCAACGCGACCGTCTGAGCGTCGGGCGGTGCATTGGCGGCTGCTTGCTGCTCGGCTTGCAACTCTTCGGCTTCTTCGTCGTTCGGCTTCACGACGCCAGCCTTCACGAGCTGCATGCGCGCGAACTTGGACAGATCTTCCATGCCTTCGCCGTCCAGATTGCGGACCAGCGTCGCGACCATAAGCTGCTGCATCTGCGGATCGGTGATGCCCGGCAGGATCTTTGCAATTGCGTTGACGGTCGAATCCTTGCGGCTGTTGAAGGCCGGACCCACGTCGACGAACACATCGAGGCCGGGCGTGAACGTGCGCGCGATCGTCGGCGCACCGTTCGCGTCGATCGACGGGACATTGATGGATGTCGATTCCGGCGAACCGTCCTCACCATTAGCGGAGAACTTGCGGTTATCTTCGGTGTAGATGTCGCAGGCCATCGACAGGTAGATCTTGCCGCAGCGCTGCATCGCGCGCGACATGTTGTCGATGAAGATGTAGATCTGCATATCCTGGTGCGCCTGCACACGGCTGACCAGTGCGTCGGACGTGTTGGACGTCACCTGAGCCGCAGCAAGGTCGCCGCCAGTCACGTCGAGCATGTCGGCTGCTGTGATCTGCACGAGGCCAGCCAGCGCGGGCGGAACGTCCGGCTGCTTGATCTGCCCGACCGGGCCGGCGAGTGTCTGCGAGCCGTCAGCGCCCGTTACCGGGTTGACCAGCAGATATGGGTTGTTGTCGACCAGGTCGTTCGCCCACGACATTTCGTGTCCGGCGATCTGCTCGGGCGTGAAGATCGGCTTTTCGCGCGGAGTAAATGCGGTGATGTCGGCCAGCGTCGAGATCTGCATGTTGTAAAGACGCTGCGAGTCCTTCGCGAGACGCACCGCGCCTTGGAAGCGCTCAATGCCATCGATGATCTGGCGGATGCCGTAGACAACGACGATCGGGATTTCAGAGCCCGCAATGTAACCGCAGTCCTTCAACACGCCACAGCCGTCCATGAAATACTTGCGCACGCGCTTGCTGTTGCGCTTGCCGCTGCGGACTTTGATGTAGCCGACCGATTCCCAGTGCTTCTCTTGATCTTCTGCGTCCTCGCGTGCGTCCGCATCCAGGCCGGCGTAGACCTTCTGTTCAAGACCTGAATGCGGTTCGCGCCACACGGAATACTTCTCGACCTTCTGCTCTACCTCGTAATATTCGCCGATGTAGACGGAATCGTTCGTGAACCAGTCGAACTGTTTCAGCGAGCGGACCATCTTGAAGCTGCTCGGGCGCTCGCTCAGTTCTACCTCGTCGCCGAGATATTCGGTCGTGTAGGTATCCCAACTAATTGGGTTAAGCACAGTGCACCATTTGGCATCTGACTTGTCCAGCTTGCGGCTGTCAGGATCGAAGAACACGCTGGTGTCAGCGTCGGCGATCGGCTCGAACAGGATGCGCTGCGGCGTGTCGTCGTCCAGATCCGTCTCTGCGCGGTGATCGTAATCGTTCGTCAGACGCCATGCACCCATGCCACCTGTCACGGCTTCATCGAACGCGGAGACGTAGATGTCTTGCGCGCCGCTGTACTGTTCGTCGGAGCGGTAGACGATGCGCAGCGCGTCGAGATCTTCCTGGCGGCTGTCGTCCTCGCTCGACCGGAAATTGACCGTCATCGCATTGGCGCGATATTCCGAGACGATGCGCCTGACTGCCTTTTGCACCTTGTTGACGACGAAGCGCGGGCGGTTGTTGAACTGCTGCCCTAGCCCGCCCTCCCATTGCGCGCCGTCGACATAGGCGAAGCGCCGATCTTCGAGCGCCGCCAGCCGGATTTGTTGCTGCGGGCCGTATGCGCGATCGAACCGGGCCGTCGCGCG